CGCGCCCTGCTTCTCAAGGGCACGGTTCGCGACCGTCGCGGAACGGGCGATCTGCTCGTTCGCCGCCCGGATCTGACGGGACGCCCGGTCCTTGACGTCCAGCAGATACGTGTACCGCAGCTCAGCCATCTACCTGAGCTTGGTCCCTGCGAGGGCGGCCTGGAACTCCTGCTCCACCTTCACCAAATCCCCCAGGGCCTTCGACAATGCGACGGACTCGACGGGGGTCATGCGGCCGAGCTCCTCCCACCCCACGTTTCCGTACCTCATGACGTAGGCGGCGTGCCGCCACCATTCGCGGTCGGCCCGGTAGGGTCCGGCTGCTCCGCCAGCGGGTCGGTGAGGACGAACTCGAACAGCCGGCCGACCACGGCGGCGTCCAGGCCGTCGAGGACCGCGACGGGTGGGGGCTTGCCGTTCTCGTCCCTGATGAGCTGCCCGATCATCCGGCGGCGGACGCCGATCACCTCATCTTCGAGGCGTTCCTCCCGCTCCGCGAGATCGTCGAACGCGCGCTCATCCGCGCTGTCCTCGAGCTTCTTGCCTTCCTCGGAGAGCTGGTCGGCCTTCCGTCCCAGCCGGGACAGCTGGCGGCTGTCGTCCCGGAGCTTCCGCTGGGTCTTGTTGTCCTTCACGACGAGCCGGTACACGGTCCCGGCGATCGTGACGGTCTGCGCCTGGAGCTGTTCGGTCAGCTCGTCAACGTTGAGCGTGCGCTGCATGGTGTTCCTCCTGTGCCCCCGTGGGGCTCTGGTGGGTTGGTCTGGCCCCGATCGGGGCGGTGACGGTCACGTCGACCGGGCCCTGGGCCTGGCCGAGCGCGAGGCCGATCATCGCGACGCACCGCGCGGCGTCCTGCGGGGTCTTCACGCGCGTCGCGGCGATCACGTCGCAGTCGAACGCCTGCGCGAGCTCCCGCCCGGCTTCGCGGGTCAGCTGCTGCGCGCGGCGGATCTTCTTGCGGGCCGCGAGCGCCCGCTGGTCATCCGGGCCGGTCACCTGGCCGCCTCCGTGATACGCCGGTCAAGGAGCGCCAGGCCGGCCTCGAACTCGCGGGCGAACGCCGCGTCCGCCGCCGGCTTGCTGTCCCGGAAGGTGTGGCGGGCCCGCTGGCCCTTCACCTCAGCGACCTCGATCCCGCCGGGCAGCCTGAACGCCTTGGCGCGCCTGGGGCGGATCGGGCGGCCCTTGCGCCCGTAGATGCCGGTGCCTTCCTCGAAGAACCTCACGCGCCACGCGACCGCCTTCGACGGGCCGACGGTGACGTGGTGGCCCTCGATGTCGGAGCGGACCCTCACCCGGGTCTGGGATGCCGCCTGCCCGGACTGTCTCGGGATGCGGGGCCGCACGACCGCAAGGGCGGCGCTCCCGGCCTGGCGGGCGACTTCGCGTGCGGCCCGGTCGGCGGCGCGGAACATCGCGGCCGGGTCGGGCGGCGTGCCGGTGTGTGTGACGCCGCCCAACCCGGGCCGCCTAGGGGTTCGGGACCGCGGCGGCGCCGACGAACTCGACCTCGACGTCCTTCCCGGACGCCGCGTCGAGGTAGCACCCGAACTGGTAGGAGGACACCTGGTCCTGCTCGAAGGACTGGAGCGGCTCCGCCCCACCGTCCGTCAGGACCCGGTTGTAGATCGTGATGCGCATCACCTCGTTCGACGCGGGCGTCGTCCCGGCGGCGCCGCCGGTGAACGTCGCGACCAGCTTGTCGCCCTCCGCGAACATGCGCTCCAGCTCCCACCCGGGCTGCGGGTCACCGAAGTCGATCCGGCCGGTGATCCGCTGCCGACCCAGCTTGTTCTTCGTCGGCCACCACAACTTCCGGGTCACCGAGTCGATCAGGCTCACGCGGGACTCGACGTTCGCCCCGGCGCAGTACCGGGACCGGAACTCCGAGATGAGGCCGTTGTCGAACGTGATCCCGAACCCCGCAACACACGGGATCGTCACCGGGGTGGCGCCCTTCGTCACGACCAGGTCACGGAGCAGGTACACGTTGTCGAACCCGCTGTAGGACGGGGTCGCGCTGCTCGCCGTCACCAACGGCCTGGAGTACAGCGGCTTCATCGCGACCTGCATCGTGCCTTCCTGGTCGACCGGGAAGTCCAGCTCGACCGTGTCGACCGCGGCGCCGATGAAGTCGTCCTGCTGGCCCTCACGGACCAGCTTCCCCGTGACCGCCCTGGGCACCTGACCGGTGGTCGCCGAGAACTTCGACGTGATCGCCGCCGGTGCCGTCCCCGTGTTCGTCGGGTTCGCCGAGAACCACGTCGGCAGCACCTTGCGGAGAACCTCCGGGTAGGCGAGGCAGTTGAACGACGCCTGCGGGTCCGCCGCGAACGGCTGCGGGGCGCTGAGGCCGCGAACGCCGCGTACCTCGTTGTCGCGGTCACGGACCTGCGTGTTCGCGTCGACGTTCCCCGACCCGTCCGTCACCGGCACGAAGAACGTGGGGTCCGCGATCGTCGGCGGGTAGGTCCCCGCGGCGTCCAGGTTCGTGCCCCCTGTGGAGCTGTTTGCGTCTGTTCCGAGTCCTAGCCAGCGTGCCACGGGCTACTCCTTGTCCTTGCGGTTGGTGGGGGTGTCCGTGGGCTTGGGGCTGGCGGACTTCGCGTCCTTCGCTGCGGACGCCTCAGCGGCCTGGAGGGCCGACCCGAGCTCCGGGTTCGGCTCCTCGTAGGGCTCGGTCTTCTTGGTGGTCATCGGGTCGTCCTTACGGGTAGTTGCGGATGAGCTTCAGCTCGAGCGGAACCCGGAACGCGAGCAGCTGCGTCTCGGCGCCGAGCCGTTCGGTGGTGGTCTGCATCCCGAGACGGCGGCCGGACTGGATGGCACCGGACAACGGGGAGGGCTGCGCGAGCGCCACGTCGAGCGTCGAGCAGGCCGCGTCCGCGACGTCCTCGATCGCGAGCATGTCGTGGCCGTGGTCCGGCGCCGGCGGCGGCACGATCACCACGTCGACGCGCAGGTAGTCCTCGACGCGACAAGCATCCGCGCGTTCGGTGCGGGTGCCGGACGTCAGCTCGTTCCACAGACAGGGGAGCTGCATGTGCGGCTCCCACCAGCGGTACACGCCCAGCCCGTAGCCGGTCGGGGCGATCGTCGCCTCGGCCGTGACGAGCCCGTCCATGACGGTGCGCAGACTCACGGCTCATAGCCCCCCGATCCGGTAGCGGTCCAGGGTCGCGGCGACGGTCGGCGGGATCTGGCGGAAGTAGGAGGCGACGCCGCCCTCCGGGTCCTGGGAGACGTCCGCGAGGCGCGCGTTGCGTTCGTAGACGGCGCGGGCGGCGAGCACGACGGTCGCCTCGCGCACGTCGGCGGGCACGTTCGCGAACCCGAACCGGCCGGTTACCTGGAGGCTGTCCGACGGGCCCCGGCCAAGGCGGATCGCGTGGGCGGGCTGGCCGGCGCGGGCGTCGAGCGCCCAGTCCGTCGCGTCGAGGGCGACGCCGTCGACCTCGACGGCCGTGACCGCCCGGACGTCCGGGACGCGAGCCCATGCCGCGAACGCCGACAGGGCCCGCTGCTGGAACGGCGCGTACTCGACGCGGTCCAGCCCCACGTCGACGGTCACCGGCGGGGCGGTGTCCACGATCGGGGACTCCGTCACATACGCCGGGTCCGGCAGGAACGAGCGGCCCGTGTATTCCTCCACCCGCCGTGACGCGGCATCGAGAAGCCGGTCATACAGGGCCGACTCGTCGATGCCGCGCGAGTGCGGGTTCAGGTATGCGGTGAGGTCCGCCCTGGTGGCGAGCAGCCGGGCCGGTGCGAACGTCGGCACACCGGCCGCCTAGTCGTCCGTCGCCTTGCGTGACAGCTTCGTGGCGCGCTTCGCCGGAGGCTTGCCGGCCGCGCCGAGCTTGCGCAGCTCGGCGCGGACCTCCTTCGCGCGGTCCTCGAGCCCATAGCGCTCGTAATGCTCGAGCTCGCGGGACAGCGCGGCGGCGTGCTCCTTGGCCTGTTCGTCGGTCATCGCGTAACCCTCGCGTCGCCTAGAAGGTCGGCGCGATCAGCCCCGTCCCGTTGATCTTCGAGATCGCCGCCGGGCGCCGGCCGTGGGCCTGCGCGACGTAGTTGTGCAGCCGGAACCGGACCGTCAGGGTGCCGGAGCCGACGTCACGGAACGTCTCGAGGTACGGGCCGGCCTGGTCCTCCCAGAGCAGGATGTCGGGGGCGTGGACGACGATGACGGCGTCCTCGTTGGTGCCGCCCCCGAGGTTGGTCGGGATGTTCGCGTCCTTGTAGACCGGGACGCCCTGGAGGGCGCCGACGAGCCCCTCGCTGACCACGTTGCTGGCGGCGACCGCGTTCTGGGCGCCGTACTCGGTGACGAGCGGACGGCCCGCGGTGTCGGCGGCGGCGAGCAGCCATCCCCAGCGGCGCGGGTGCACGAAGATCGCGCTGGCGGGCGTGAACACGCCCGTGTCGATCCGCTGGATCGCGTCCGCCACCTTCGGGTACAGCTCCGCGACGGTCGGCGACGCGTCCGTGTAGGTGACGGCGTTCGTGCCGGCGACCTGCAGCGCGCCCTGGAAGTTCGCGGTGCTCGAGTTGAGCGCCGCGACGTCGAATGACACGTTGTAGGCCCTCGCGAGGTCCGCGAAGATGATGCCGTCGATGCCGGGGACGCCGCGGTCGACGAGCTGCTGGGAGACGTCCTGCATCCCGGCGATCGTCTTGACGTCCGCGGCGACCGTCCCGAACGTCGCGTCGGTCTCCTGCACCGCCGCGTTGTCGGCCTGGGCGGCGACGGCGGTGCCGGTCGCCATCGTCGGGATGTTGATCGAGTCGGTGTTCGGCGGCAGCGGCCGGACGCCGATCGCGTTGACGTACACGCGGGAGGCGCGGGCCAGGGCGACGAACTCGTCCTGCAGGTAGGCGGGGGCGACGAGGTAGCCACCCGCGGCGTCCGTGGAGGACAGGTCGTAGCTTGTGCGGTTGCCCGGACGCTCGACCCGCATCTCCTCGATGTGGGACTGCAGGCGCGCGGCGGCGTCGCGGTCGTGGCTGTACTCCGCGCGGAACATGTCGCGGAAGATCGAGCGGCCGTTGCCCGCCTGGTAGGTGAGCGGCTCGTTCACGACGCGCGCCTCGGGCGCCGAGTCGTTGTCCGGGACGACCGGGATCGGGGTGCGGTCCCGGGCGGCCTCGACTCGCTCCTGGGCGTCGAGCGCGGCGCGGGCCGCGTCCGCCGCCGTCTCGGCGGCGTCGAAGCGCGCCTCGAGCGCGGCGAGGTCCTCCTCGCTGGTGTCGGCGCCGGCGCCCTGGAACGCGTCGGCGGCATCGTGGAGCTCGGCCGCGGCGGCGCTGTAAGCCTCGCGGAGCTGAGTGATCGTCATGGTGTTGCTTTCTCCCTCTGGGGTCGATGGCGGTGGCTTGCCGTCCGCGCGCGGGCACGGCGGGACGCTTGGGCCACACGCACGGCCTGGGCGTCGCAGGGGTCAGGTGAAGGCGGGGTGAGCCTGCCGGCGGTACGCGCCGCGGCGAGCAGGCGAGCGTCGGTCTGCGGGAACGCGCCCTGCGCGCAGACGGTGACGTCGTAGAGCTCCTCGACGCTGTTGATCGTGCGGACGACGTCGCCGGCGGAGTCCTCGTGCCACTCGTCGTCGCCGATCGTGCACGCGAAGCTCATCTGATCGACGTCGCCGCGGGCCATCAGCACGCCGAGATCAGCGGCGTAGGTGGTGGGCGCGAGCTGCGCCCACACGTGCAGGCCCTGCGGGTCGGCGCGAAGCTCGAGCGTCTTGTTCTGGGTGCGCGCGAGCGTGTAGCGGGTGTCGTGGTCCCAGAGCAGGTGAACGTCCGGGTTGGCGTCCAGTGCCGCGTCGAACGCGCCGCGCGCGATGCGGGTGCGGAACCCGCCGAGGTCGTGGCTCAGGCGGTCGTAGACGGCGGCGTGGCCGCGGAGCGTGGCCCCGCGGCCGTCCGGGCTCGCCTCGAACTCCACGCGGCCGAACGTCGCCGCGACCCGCGCGAAACGCAGGTCCGGGGAGGAGGGGCCGTCCGTGGCCCGCAGTGACGCCGTCCGTGGCATCCGCGCAAAGAATGGGCGGGGCGGTGGACGGAACGGGCTGGGCGTCCATTTTCGTGGACACCCCCGCAGCGTGCGTGGGTGTCCACCGCGGCGGACACCGGCGCGGCCGGGTGCTAGGCGGCGGGGGTGCCGCCGGGGTCGGCGCCCGGGTTGGGGGCGCCGCCGACCGGGGTCTGCTGGATCTCGTCGCCGCCGTCGACGGGTGCGAACCCCTCCTGGGCGCGGATCTCGTTCGCGGTGATCCACCCGCCCTGCCGGGCGAGGCGGTAGGCGTTGAAGCGCGTCTCGATCGCCGCGCGCTGCAACACCCTGGTGTCGAACCGTGGGCGCAGACGCTTGTCGGGGAACAGGTCGTCGTCGAGGTGCAACGCGTCCTCGATCCGCTTCAGCCTGGGGCCGAGCGAGAACTGCAGGAACCGCGTGTTCTCCGCTTCGAGGTCCTTCGACTGCGGGTCGGCGCCGTCGATGATTGACAGCGGCACCCGGTAGATGCGGGCGGTGTCCTTCGCGGAGAGCTCGAGCGCCTCGATCAGTGCGGCGTCGACGGGCGAGACGCCGATCTGCTTGAAGTCCATGCCGCCCCACAGCAGCCCGACCTGATGCGCCTTGCCCGAGCCGCGATGGCGGGCCTCCCATGCCTCGCGCAGCTCGCGGCGCTGCTCGGCATCCTGGGGGCCGTTGGTGATCAGGCCGCCCGGGGTCGCGTCGTTCGCGAAGAACCGGGCCTTGAACTCGGCGAGCGCGATCTGGGCGCCGACCTCGTCGGCGTGGACCTCCACGGGACTGACGCCGACGACCGGGTCGTCGAGCAGCATCCCCGGAAGGTGGATTATCTGGCGGCGAGTGAGCGTCCGCACTCCGCTATCGGAGCCCGGCGCGGCGACGTCGAAGGTGACCTGGCCGCCGCGGACGCGGATCGCGACCCGCCGCGGATCGAGGGGGTAGAGCTCGCGGACGCGGCCGTCGACGATCACCTTCTGCAGGAAGGCGTTGCCGCGCTCCATGCCGGCGGCGAGCAGCGACTGGACCGCCATCGGGCCCTGCAGCGGATTGGGCCGGTCGTGCAGCAGCCCCCATTGCGGGGCGGACGTGTCACGCTCGCCGGTCTCGACGCTCACGACGCCGAGCTCGAGCTGGCCGACGGTCTCGGCGATCGCACGCACGGCACTGAACGCGGCGGGAATGCCCATCGCGTCGCGGAAGCTGACCCGCCGTCCCGCCCAGGATCCGTAGGACCCGGACTCGTACGGCTTGGGGATCGGAGCCTGTGCCGGCGGTCCCCATGTCGGGTCGCGAGGATCATGGATCAACCTGGATGTAGAGGACGTTTGCCTTCGGGATCTCGAGGGTGCCGGTCAGCGTGACGGTCTGGCCCTCGTCTTCGACGACCTTCGGGACCATCAGCAGATAATGGCCGGCGACGGGGCGGCGGCCGACCTGGATGCCGTCCACGGATTCGTTCGCGGCGGTCAGGTGCACACGGACGCGGCGCTTGCGGCGCATCACAGCCACTCGATCCCGGCGGACACCGGCTCGGGGGCGGTGACCGCGACCCGGTAGGCCATCGCGGCGGCTATCGCCGCGTCGATCGGCCGGCGGGCGCGGCCCTTCACCAGCCGCCACTTCTCGCCGCCGACGGTGCTCTTCGCGGCGGCGGCGCACACCTGGGCGGTGAACGCGTCGTCGGCCGGGTGCTCGACCAGCCCGGCGCCGACCGCCCCCGCGAACCGCATCGACGCGTCCGCCATCGGTGACGGGTCCTGGGAATGCTCGAGCACCTCGACGCCGAGCTCGTCGCGCAGGCGTTGCGCGAGCCGCTGCCCGCCGGCGTTCGGGTCCAGCACCACCCTGACGTGCCACCGCTCGGCCATCGCGACCAGCGGATCCCACACGTCGCTCTCCGCGAGCATCGTCCCGTCCCCCGGCGGCGTGACGATCACCGGCCGCGCGAACCGGACCCGCTCGCCGCCCAACGGCTCGCACGGCACCAGCGCGGTGGTGTCCCACTTCCACCCGAGGTCCACGCCGACCAGCACCTCGACCCCGTCCGGGATGTCCGCGTCCGGGTTGCCGCACCGTCCCCAGTCGAGCTCCGAGATCGCGGAGTCGTCGTCCTGGGCCCACACGTTGCAATGCAGCCGCGCCCACTGCGCCCTGCTCGTGCCGGGCGAGTCACGCACGATCCGCAGGCTCTCGGTCGTCACGAACGTCGCCGGGTTCGCCTTCTTGACGAGCCGCAGGTCGTCGAGGTCGTCGCCGCGTTCCAGCGACCACTCGTGCAGGACGTGCGCGCCGCGGCGGCCGGCGGCACGCAGATGCGCCCCGTCGCGTTCGACGACGCCCTGGGAGAGCGCGACGCGGCGGATCACGCCGAGCGGCGAGTCCGGGTCCGACCCGGCCGTGGAGATCGTGACGAGCTGGCCGCCGCGCTTCCCCAGCCCGCCGCGGAACACGGCGAGCAGGTCGCTGGAGCGGTGGCGGTGCAGCTCGTCGACCAGCGCAAGCGTCGGCGCGACGCCGTCAGCGGTGTCGGCGTCCGCGGCCAGCACCCGGATGAATCCGTCGTCGCGCTGCGACAGGATCTGCCGGGACCCGGGCCGCGGGTTGTAGCGGCCCTCCAGCGCCGGGGAGCGGCGGATGAACCCGGCGGCGGCCCCGAAGATGATCCCCGCCTGGGGTGATCTCGAGGTGGTACAGCGCGAGCGCGCCGAGCAGCGTGCTCTTCCCGTTGCCCTTCGGGATCATCGCGACCAGCTCCCGCGCACCGGCGAAGTAGTCGGCCAGCACCTTCGCCTGGAAGCGCTCCAGCCGGAACGGGTCACCGTCCTCGGTGCGCAACAGCCGCGACCATGCCCGGAAGTGCTGGAGCGTCCCCGGCTTCCCGCGCAACTTCAGCGGCGGCGGCCCCGTCCAGCCGGTCCACCGGCGAACCGTCGCCTTCGCCACACCGATCTCGACGGCGGCCTCGTCGGACGTGCGCCCAGCCGCGACCAGCTCATAGACCCGCCGCCGCTTCCAGGCCGCGTCAATCGGCTCCTTTCGCCCGCGATCAGGCGTGTGCGTAGCCGTAGGGGACTTTTTTCCCATCCTTCCTACCCCCCCGTGCAAACCGCGTAGACGCCGTCATCCGTCATCGTGAGCGAAACGCCGATGTTGGCGAGCACGGCGGTTATCGCCTCCCGCTCCAGCTCGCGGCCCGCGTCGATCAGATCCTCGCGTCGCTGGCCGCTCGGGTGTGGGCGGACCCATAGTTCGAGGTTCGCGATGCGATTGTCGGCTCGGTCGCCGTTGCGGTGATGGACGAACTCGCCGACCCGCAGCCTGCGACCTATGTGCTCCATGACATGACGGTGCTCCGCGCCAAACCCGGCGATGAATACATAGCCGTTTTCGTCAACACGTCGTCTGGGTCCGCGCTTACCTCGGTTTAGGGGGGGTGTCGCGACGAGACGCCAGCAGTCTCGGGTGCAGTAGAGCGGCTCACCGCGCTTGATCCGCGGCTCTGCGTAGTAGCGGAGTCGCTCGAACGCGATGCCACAGCCGGCGCACTCGTAGGTGCCCATCTTCGCCCTCTGGCGCTTCTTGTGGGCCTTCTCGCTACATGATTGGCCCGTTGGCGGAGGTGGGCAGTACCTCCGCCTATGCCTCTGTCTGCTGTCCGGGTCGACCTCGAAGGTTTGGCCGCAGTGAGCGCAAGTCCGGTCCTTCGGGACGTATGCCTCGCGGCGTCGGTCGTTCTCTGCTGCCCGCCATTTGGCTGTACCGGCGTCACGGCAGAGCGGGCCGCAGTAGCGGTGCTGGCCGGGGCCGAGGTCGTTGAGTAGGTCGGTGCCGCAGGTGGCGCACGTGCGGGTGGCGGTGGCGCTCACGTCTAGCTGGCGGCGTCGACGGTGAACCGGATCGGGTCGAGGTCGATGGTGCCGGCGGCGCCGACGCTCCCGGCCCTGTAGGTGACGGTGCCGTCCGCGGCGACGTCGACGAGGGCGCTGGTGCCGGTCGACGCGGGGCACGCGTAC